TCTTTAAATAGATTAAATATAGCACCACTAGAGTTTACTAAAGTTATAGTTATCGTGGTCCCTGATCCAGCATCCTCGGATACTAACAATGATTTTACAACAGTTGTTGTGGCTGAAGGCACCGTGTACAATGTCGTAAGGTCAGTTGTTGTTAAATCTACTTTTTTATTTTTAAAACTATTTGCCATTAATTTAAAAAGAAGTTCTGTGCTTCTACCTCCTGTTTTAATTCCTCTTGAAACGTAGTGTTTAGTTTCTCTACTATCGCATCAAGATCTCTGACTTGTGCTTCTGCAGTTGGCAGATCATATTGCTCACTTGGTCTCGTTAATACCTGTACTATCTTTGCCATTATCTACGTCCGTCTGGTTGTATATCTAATCTAAATGTTCCTAGTTTCCAACTCTGACTAGCCGCTGTGTTCTCTATCTTCAACGCTATCGCTCTTGCCCTTGCACGTGTATCTACTTTTTTTGTAGATGACGATACTGTAAATGGTCCAAGTGCAGAACTAGCTTGACTATCATTTGGAAAATCTCTTAATTCTAATGTGACCTGTGTATTACCAGTCTGTGATATAAAATCAGGTATAAATCTTCTTATCTTCATTATAAACTCACCATCTCCTCTAAGATCAGCCATACCTGTAGTTTGACCTCTTTGTATTCTTTGACTGATGTCAAAATCTCCGGAAGATATGTTTGCAGTTATTGCAGTTGTAGCACCACCCTGAACCTGATCTGTTCCTGTTTCGTGTTGATAGTATATTGTTCTACCCTCTGTGTTGCCCACGACATCAAAAGATGAATCGTTGCCTGCGGTGTACTCTGTTGCATGTGGGCTACCAAATACAGCAGAATCTTGCCACATGGTTCTAGCTAAAGACCCAACTGTCCACACTGGTCTTTGTGGCGAAGAGTCAAAATAATTATAACAGACCATTCTGTTTACAACAGAGGATCCTGTAGTTGGATAGAACCACATAACTTCACCAAATAAATTGTTTAGTCCTGCAGATACCATCTGATTACCAGATTCTAGATTTATATTATCATAAACAAAGTCCTCCACTAAACATGGTAGTGACTCTAATTTACCAGCATATCTAAAAAAACCATTCTCTGACATCCAATACGCAGCACCATCAACCTCAACACAAGCGTTCTGTCCAACAAGTCCACAGTGTGTTCCAACTTGTGCAAAAGCAAATGTAAACGGTTGACCGACAAAACGCATAGTAAACAAAGCTGTATCTGTCCAAACAAGAATCGAATCTCTACCTCTGATAGCTCCTCTGATCTGTGATCCGTCGGCCAGTCTCTGTGTACCAGCGGTATTGGTTGCTGTGGGTGTGTATGTATTTATATCTTCCTGATCAGAGAATCTAATAAACATATCATCCTGTGTAGATGTATCTCCAATGGTTGTTTCTGTTCCAAAAAACACTAAGTGACGATCGGGTGTAGAGACTAACATGTGTCTTGATGCTGTTGGTGCACCAGATATAATTGTGGCTCTTGTATTCTCTGCTCCTGCTGCTGCAGAGTTCCATTCGAATACCGCACTATCATGAATAAGACAGATAGCCTTATCCCCAAAATTATCTAGTGACCACATACCAGGTTCTAATACCAAGTCACCTGATGCTGCCTCACCCCATGCTACAAAGTTTGTCGTGCTTGTAACTGTATCTCCTGCACCATGTGAATCGGGTGATGTGCCTCTGACATCTCTAATTACACCAGTCAATTCATTGGACGCACTAATACCTGTATAAGATATTTCTTCTGTTCCAATCTTTATAAAATTTGTACCTGTATCTGGAAACTGTGATACATCTGCTAATATAATACCAGTTGTTGTTGAAGAGTTTATTGCACCAGATAAAGTTGTTGTAGGCTCACCTGCTACCTCACCACCCCAAGTTCCAAGAGACCAGCCAAAACCTTTTGCCTGTACTGCTGGACCCACGGGATAATAGTGTTGAGCTCTAATACCACCAGATGTTGTTGCACCAGATCCTGTTTCATTTGATGGCATCGTGATTGTGATAGTTGTACTTGATGGAACGGTTGTTACCATAAATTTTTTATCATTAAAATCAGATGCACCAAAATTAGAATTAGTTATAGAACTAAAATTATCTAATAAAACTATATCTTGTTCACCAATGCCATGATCTCCACTAAAAGTTATGGTGACAGTTGGTGATCCATTGGTTGTGGTAAATGCGTTTGTTAACGTATTTGTAGACTTGATAGGATGTATGTCATAATACACGCCACCAGAGAACGCATATAAAATTCTATTTGTGCCAATGATTGCGTATTTTCTGGCTTTACTATTTACAAAATGATGAAGACCCCTGCCAGCACCAGTAAGAGCATCGTCCCCTAATTGTTTCCAACCACCTATTTTTTCAGGTGTGCCATATCTAAATCTAACATTATCACAATCTATCCACTGACCTTCTGCTCCTGTGGGTGTGATTTGTTTATTAATACCTGGCTGAAAACCTATCTTTTGTAACATAATAAATCCATATATAGCAAATTTATTACTTATTTAACAGAGTAAAAGCACGGGGGTGTGGTTGTGGTGGTAACCCCCGCACCAGTCTATTTTATAGACTATTTTTTAGATATAGTCAACTTCTTACCTTTATACCATGTAGGTAAACCTAAAATAGGTCTTGTATCTAAAGCATTTTGTTTTGCATTTTTTGATCCTGCTTTATTGTAATGTAAGAAAACTTGTCCACAATTTTTACCTGTAAATTCCTCTCTCCAATGTTCAAGATCACAACCGGAATAAATTAACATATCACCTGGTTCAAGATCTACTTTAACACCCGCTTGACCTTTTTTACCTGTTGGATCTAAATATATTGGCCATGGGTCACCACCTAAATTTAATGTTGTAGATATTTCACATGAATATCTGTCTTTGTGACGAGCTAAAACATCTCCATTTTTATATATTCTTGCGTAAGAATATGTCTCCGATAATTTTAACCCTGTGTGTTTTTCCATAACTGGTTTTACTTCAGTTAATAAAGTTTCCATTGCAATATCACCATAATGTGAATAAGTATTTGGAACTTGACTATCGTTCCATACACCAAAATATTCTGTAAACGGTGATATGTATTTTGTACTAAATAAAATATTTGCCACTTCTCTTTTGTTTTGAAAGTATTTATATATAAAGTCAGCTAATTCTTTTGAGATAGCTCCTTTTAAAACACTATATTTATTTTTTTTAAACGACATTTAACACTCCTTTTGGTATTGCTTGACAGTTCCAATGTATAAATCTAAATGGACTATATCCCATATCTACAATGTACTGATGAGGTAAATATGATGGAAAAAATATCATTCTACCTGGTTTTACTTTATAATTAATTTGTGAGGATGCATAAGTTACTTTTGTTTTATCTTTTTCTGGTAACAAATTCATAACATTACCTGGTCTTGGATCTTCAAATAATGGCATAGATGTAGACTCATCTGCTTTTAAAAAATAAAAACCTGATATGTGACCATTCCAATGTGTGTGTAAAGTATGATGTCCACCACCTTTTTTAGCAAACTCTTGTACCCACATTTCTGTAGTAAATACTTGATACTTTGTTAGATCAAAACCCATCTCACCTAATAAATTATGTGATGTAGCACCTATATAATTTTGTAATTCTGCAAAGTTAGGATCACCTATTAATGACGTAGAATGAAATACATGACCCATATCTCCTTTATCACCAAATTTTTTATTACGTTTATCAATAGCTGGTTTTAATGTTTTTTTTGATATTTCAATATATTTATCTGATGCTTTATTTAAACTATCTACAAACTCAGGTTCATCCGCAAACCATATAGGTGATGCAAAATATTGTTCTAATTGTAATTGTTTTGGAAAAGACAATGTCTTTTGTTTTTTAATTTTTTTCTTTTTCATATTTCTCATTTATTTAAATGGCCATCCTAAATTCCAAATGACTAAACTTTTTCTTTCTCCACTTTTAACTGGACATACTCTATGCCAAACAAAAGAAGGAAAAACAACCAAAGATCCTTTTGGTAATATTTCTTTACACTTTACCGGTTTTCTAGGTTTATCAGGATCTAGATTTCTAAAATCAAACTCTAGCTCACCGCCTTTATATTCTTTTGGATCTGATAAAGTTACAGTTACTGATAACTTTCTAATCTTACCATGTGTTGGATCGTTAGGTTCTTGTTTTATGTAAGGTTTATCCCAACTATCACAATGCCAATCATAATATTGTCCTTTATTATATTTGGTAAATTGACAACTTTCTGACCAATCCCATTGAAAATTCCAACCTGCATTTTGATTTGCTTGGTGAACATATGGTTGTATTTCGTTATATACCCACTGATCATTCATCCAAACGATATTAGAGTTTCTTTTCTTTTTTAAATCTTTAATTTGTTTTTGATTTAATTTTTTAACATTACCATAACCACCTGTGACTGCCATTTCATCTTGAAGTTGTTTACCATACTTTGCAATGTCATCACAAATTCTAGAGGGAATAGCTGATTGAAAATACCAGTAGTAGTTTGTTAAATTCATATATCTTTATAAATCTAATATAACATTTATTAACTAACTGTCAATGTGCCTGAAACTGTAAACGTAGCTATTTTATCTCCACCAGGATGTGTAGATGTTGAGTTTGTACATGGTGATACTGATATAGTAGCGGCACTAGGCATTCTAACAACCACCACACCAGGACCTCCATTAGCTCCTGACCCAGTAGCATTACCACCATTTCCAGTGTTAGCAGTTCCGGCACTACCTGGACCACCTGGTCCTCCTGATCCTCCGGCAGCATATGTTACATCTGAACCTGTGATTGTGTTTGGTGCTCCTGCACCTCCGGATCCTCCTGCTAGAGGGACTGAAGGTGGAAGGTTAGCTGCGGCTGCTGTGGCACCACCACCTCCACCACCACCCCAAGGGTTGTATCCACCTCCTCGGCCACCATCATTACCTTGTGGGGGACTTACTGGAGGAGTGTTTCCACATCCACCTGGATATGCTCCATAACCAAGTCCTCCACCACCAGATCCACCAGGTTTTCCAGGGTAAATAGGACTTGCATTTCCACCACCAGATCCACCTCCTGTTGATGTGATTGATTGAAATACTGAATCATTTCCTTTAGCTGCTGAAACACATGTACCAGCGGTTCCACCTGCTCCAACTGTAACTGAGTGACTTCCAGGTCCTAAAATTATTGAAGAACCTTGTAATGGACTTGGTCCAAAACCAGATGCTCTATATCCACCTGCACCACCTCCACCGCCTGAGTTTGGTAAACCAGAGGTAGGTGTAGATGCACCACCACCGGCTACTACTAAATAATTTGATGTAAAAGCTGTTGGATCACCTTCTGCAATTGTTAAAGTTCCTGATGTATTAAATGTTGCAACTTGATCAAAACCTGAAGGTGAACATGAGTTAGGAACAAATGAAACTGAATTACATGATGGGCTTGCCGCAAAATTAATACCAACCCCTAAAGTTCTTGTAATCACGACACCTGAACCACCTGCTCCACCAGTAGTTTGTGTTGGTCCTGCTCCACCTTGAATAGAGTTTCCTCCACCACCACCTCCAGTGTTTGCAGTTCCAGCGACTCCTGGATTAGCTCCTGGTGGACCTCCTGCACCTCCGCCACCAGCTCCACCGGTTCCAGATCCTGGATTATTTGGATGAGGTCCACCACCTCCACCACCAGCGTAAGATGTATCTGTTCCTGTAATTGTATTTGGTGCTCCTGCACCTCCACACCCGTCACCAGTTCCACCTGCAGTTCCTGCAGCGGTTGCTCCACCACCACCTCCAGCGTGAAAACCTGAAGTTCCTGGGTTAGTTCCACCAGGGTTTCCTTGAGGAGGACTTACAGGAGGTGTGTTACCAGCTCCACCAGTACCAGCACCAGCACAACCACCAGTACCAGCACCACCACCAGAACCTCCAGCAGCACCAGCGGCATCTATACCAGATCCGCCACCACCACCATTAGATGTTATTGTTTCAAATATTGAATTACTTCCTGTTGTTCCTACACTACCTGGTGAACAAGTTCCTCCTGTTCCACCGGCACCACCGGCTCCAACTGTTATTGAATAACTTCCCAAAGCTAAATCTAATGCTGTTCCTTGTAATGGACTTGGGCCAAAACCAGAAGCTCTATAACCTCCAGCTCCACCTCCACCACCACCTTGAGTTCCAGCAGCGCCTGGGTGAATTGCCTGTCCACCACCTCCACCACCAGCAACTACCATGTAATTTATTGATGCTGATCTAAATGGCCATGTTCCTTGAGACTTGGCACTAAATTGACTTTGCATTGACCACACACCACTTGCTTTGTTTAATTCTTTTACAATAACTATTCCTGAACC